GTTCTTTTTTATGGGTGTTGATATACCAACTCATGACAAACCATGCAACAATGATCAATATGACCAGGATCAGCAAGGTGATCAGTATGGCTTTACCCCACCTGGGTAATTTCCGGTACCGCGATCGTCCTCTTGATAAAAGATGCTCCTTCTCCGTTGCTGGCATAAATGGTTGTTTGGATTAGTAAATTATATATTATTCTTTAGATAACGAATCCAGTCTTTTGTGAGTTTTGAATTAGCCGCCATATCCGTCATCTTCCTCTTCGCATAGACCGCCCTTAATACGTTTCACCATACGAGTGAAGCGATTGGGATCGGAACCGCGAATGCTGGAGACGAAACGCTTCTTTAGCAGTTCGGCTTCTTCAGGCGTAAAATGTTCGTCGATGGACTCAAGGAGATTAATGGCCGAAACAATAATATGCTGCGCTCTAGCTTCAATCAATTCCTCCTTGCCCTTTTGCGGCACGAAAGCACTGATTTCCTCTAATATCGACCTGCTTTTGCGATTAATAGACAATTCACATCTCCAAATGTTTTAACTATTTATCAAGAAGTGGCTTTTCTTTTCAAGAATCCTCGTAGGGCAGTTGCGCCTTCGAGCGGATCTACCTTCGATTCAACCCTGGTCATTTTCGTTATCTCACCTGATTCCGGATCTAACTTTTCTCCAGCCTTAACAACACTTTTCTTCTTTAATTGCTCATAGATATTCTTACTCGAAGCTGTAACTGCGTTGTCATCCTCCTCGTCTAAGTCACCAATACGCAAACTCTTGTTATTGAAGGAAAGGTCAACCTTCGATCCAACACCTGCGCTAGAACGTGTCTTAATGAACTGGATTTGATAACGACCACCTTCCTTCATTGCTGCACTTGTGAAAATACCAACAACGTTGTCAGCTGTGTTAACCTTGGAAATACCACCTGCGATGTGACTTGGATCGTATTCAATTTCTTCATAAGAACCACGATTAAGCTGCGAAGCTGAAACCATTACCACACCAAGTTCAACTGCCAAGTTGCGCAATTCTTCAGAAACATATTTGTCCTTAACGAACAAGTTTTCTGCACTGATTTTCTTAGACATTGGCATCATCAGGTCCAAGTAGTCAACTAGAATACAGTCAACCTTTACACCCTTCGTGATTTGATACTCTTTAATGTATGCCCGAATATCGTTTGCTGTACATCCGTTGGGTAATTGTTTAACTTGCAAGTTACCATGATATTTTTGCTGGTTGGCACGAATCTTCATGTGGACATCGTCGATGTTGCGCATGACTTCTTTAGTTTCGTATCCAGTCACCATAGCGTCAATACGCTGAGAACAAAGTGATTCACTAAGTTCGAGCGATAGGTAAACTACGTTTAAACCTGCAAAAATCCAGTTAACTGCAAGGTTCTGCAAGAACAAGGACTTACCCGCACCCGATTGGCCTGCAAAAATAGTGATTTCGCCCTTGTTTAGACCGCCAAACAGTTTGTAATCCACATCGCGCCAACCTGTGGGTACTTGACCCTTACCTTGACGCAATGCTTCAAGTCTGGACTTAGGGTCTAGAAAGTAATCCACACCCAAATCTTTCACAAGTGCAATTTGCACTGCGGTTTTAATGGAGGTTTCTACTTCACCATATCTGCCCTGGTCAAGTAATGCAGGAGATGACAGAATCGCATCCTTCAATGCCTTGTGTCTACAAAACTTTTCAAATTCACGCAGAAACCAGTTTTCGTGCTCAACTGCTTGCGCTACATCAATCTTAATTTCTTTCTGTGTGGCAGCATACACCATTTCGGGTGTAGGTATGCTTGTAAAATCTGTGCTGTAATTTTCAATAAAGGAAACACTTTCCCTATTCTGTCTATTATCAAAATAGTCTGCCTTCAAAATACCTTTACAACGAACTAACAAGTCGGGATTACTCATCATAAAACTGATGAAAATGTCCTCGATGTCCTTGCTATAGTCGTTAATTTCGCTTGCGTTTTCTTCGCTCATTCTGTTCAATGTCCCATCTTAACTTTATCTTTTCTTTACCTTCTACAGCAGTGGAAATGATAGAATGTATTGTTAGAAGTCTTCCATACTTCTGTGCTGCTCCAGCAGCATCCTTTATATTGTCGTCCCATTTCGGAAACGCAACACTCCAATTATTTTCCAGCGCAGCATCTACTAGGTCGCCACCTTTCTTATCTCGATCGGGGCAGACGATTATGTGTTTCTGTAGACGGTTGATAATGTCTATTTTTGCTTGTCCTAGCTCGCCCAAGTTACTTATGCCGTCTGTAACGAACGCATCTATAACTCCTTCGTTCAAAATTGCGTACTTGCGATTCCACGCCTGTTGGTTGTCTAAGTTATAAACAAAATCTGTAGGTGATTGCTGAAAATACTTAGGTATTTCTTTACCGTCAGTATCATAGCACAGTCTGGCAGTAAAGCCGACTATCTTTCTCTTATGGTAATACGGAATAATTAGGCGCTGATGGACATTGTGAAACTTATCGGGGCTCCAATAAAACTTGTCCAAGTCATAAATTTTTCGACTTAGGGCGTATTCTGTTACTCGCAGAAAGTCGGGATCGTCTAAACCGTATTCTAACCACTGGGTGATAGGCAAAGAATCCTTTGGTAACTCCATTGGCGTCCATTTCTCAACCAATGACTTAACCTTTCCTTCTTTATCTTCAGTTTTCTCACCCTCACGAATAGAATTGATGCTATTCATATTCTTGAAGATTTCAAATTCGATCTCTTCAATGAATCTTTCGCCAATGCCTAGCTGCCTGAGAAAGAATTTGAATGACTTAGAAAGTTCTTTGCCTTCGGTATAGCCAGCAGAGAATCCGCAGTTAAAACAATTTGCTGCGATAGAGTTTGCGTTGAATTGAATACCAAAGCGATTGCGGGTATCTTTGCCGTGGCCTTGTGTGTGGCACAGCATACAATGGCGCTTATTCCAACCTTTCGGCGCTGGCTTTAGCGGCCCAATGTTTTGTAAAATGGCATCCTTAAGAACATCTAGAATCATTGCGCAACTATAATTGATTTTCTAACGAAAATCAAGTACGGACAATGAGCTTCTTCAATAAACCTGGATCCAATACTTGTGTGCTAGGGAAATAACGGAACTTTAGCCATAGGCAGTTTTCTGCAAATGTCCATGCCTGTGTTCCTGTGTAACCGATGAACTCAATATCTTGCGAAAATGTCGATGGGTAAATCTTGAACCATCTTGCCTCGCTCAGATATGGATCTGGAGTTTCTTCGAGTGAGCCCCAGATTTCGAGGATGCCAGTGAAGTTTTCGGTATAGGTAGAGAAAGAGTGTACTGAATTAATATGGTTCAAGACTCGTGAACCAGGAATTCTTTTAGAATAGAAACAAGGTCTCGGAGGAGTCATTGTTCCGACAAGAATATCGGGAGTCCAATCTTCCGGATTTAGTACAACACTTGGCAACGGTGCCTTGAAGGCTTGCTCAGTAATCTCGATTTCCATCGAAACATTGTCGTTCAAGTCACTGTACAGTGGACGTTCAATGTAATCACCTACCGTATCTGCCACAAATGCCTCTGTAGAAATTAGGACCATTGTAAACAGTCCGGCATTGATAAGTGCAAGGTCCCCTGCATCAAGCTCGAGGTTAATCAAGCCTTTCGCTGGGCCGAGACGGCAAAGCTTTTCTAGCACGACTGTTCTATTATCGGGGTCAATAATTCTAGCGTAAACTTGTTTGTTGCAAGAAATGTCCACAGGTGTACGATCAGGACTCAATACCCTAAAGATTAACTTGTTGTCAATGCCTTTGTGTGCTTTTAGTGGAATCTTATTCATTGGTCCGTTATCCTTGCATGGGCATAGATTGTCGCCAACCATAAGAAGCTGGAATACGTGGTCGTATAGATACAGTTTGTGGTAGGAAACATCCATTTATTGCTCGCCCTTTTCTATTATTTATCAAGAATAGCACCAAAATAAATTCCGAGAGGGGCAGTTCTATATAAATAACTCGTATGATAAATTTAGACGAAATCAAAGAAAAATTTCCCTTTCTAAGCGGATTGAGGTGCCAAAATCACGAATTCATTGGCATTATTCAAAATTCCGACGAGAAAATCTTGAGTTTCTACGACTATGAATCAATCCGCACACCCGAAGAAAAGAAACTTTTCCTAGAGCTCGGCGAGACATGGTGGTGGGAAAGTAACAGACTCTTGCCTATCAACATTTTTCTTCAAGGACAGATGACCGATTTTAGGTATTGTCTGAAGACTGTTGTGAATAAAGATGTGGAAATAATGTTCGGTTCAGTAACCAGCCTGAATAACATTATGCGCAAGAGAATCAAGAAGCGTCAGATCCAACTGCTTCGGAAAGTGGACTAAATTCTACAGTCGAATATTCAAATTCGGCACCCATCAGACGAAAGATGACTAGATCGCTTTCGTCTATGTCGACGTCTTTGTTGCCAGTTGCCACATACAGATCCGTTATGCCTTCCGGCATACTAATCGGAAAAATCTTTTCAATAAGTCTGTATGTCATTCTTTCGACATCTTCTCAATTAGCAAATTCAAATTCACGATAATAGCCAGTGCATAGGCTAATCCGTGTGATCGCTTAAACTGATAACCACCGTTAGCATCTTTAAGCCAGACTTCTTTTCTAATCTGTTCCCAGCTCGTCCCTTGTAAATGGGCCTTCGACGGCCTAATAATTGCAAGGATCATTGCCAAATCTTCAACAGACTTAGGTTCATATTTCGAGAATAGCTTACTATGACCATTGAGCTGGAATAGTCTATCAGTTATCTCCTGATATAGGAAGAAATCCCACGGTGGCTCCTTGTTCAGCAATTCAAGTAGGTGTTCTTCATTTCTAACACCTTCGTAAAAATTAACATTCAAAAAGTCGATTTTGAAATATCCATAATCGGATGCAATACGATGATCTAATGTCGAAATATTCGTCACTGGATCACGCGGTATATTCTGGAAATATACCCCTGTGTTATGCTTTTCATATTTCGTGTTTGGTCGGTCAATTCGCCCAAACACGCACTCAAGGCCGTCGAGAATTTTCTCGCGGCCAAATACGTCAATGTCAACGTCGGTTGTAACCTTTTTCATTTTAGTAAGTCAGGAATATAAGGGCAATAGAAATATGCCTCATCAGATGACGACGCCTTTTTCCGAAATGTCAGTTTAAATTGTGTCAGATCTTCCACATTCTTAAAACCGTACATCGAGCTACTTGCATTAGCACCATAGGTTATATATGCATAGACTTCCGCTTTGGTATCCAAACACCACTGAATTAATTGTGCTCTGTTTAGTTCCCAGTCCTTAAGATCAATTATCATGTCATTCATAGACCAGACGCCTCTAACAAGTTTCTAATATAGTCCACATCCTCGGGCAGTTTCTTAAACCTCTTGGACCAGAAACCAGGATCGATAATGGGCCCGATGATCTTTGCGTGATCTTCATTAAACTTGCCCATCAATGTTTCACCGGTCTCACACAAATATAATACCCATGGACTAATTTTACCAGTGCGGATCATATAGGCTGCTTCGTTTGCAGAAACAACCTTAAAGAAGTCTTTGAATTGTTCATTATTACGATCGGACCAAGCAATGATTTCGTTGATAGTTCGATCTGTACCGGCCTCGGCTGGTTCTTTTTTGACTAAATCTTCGATGTAAGCATCGTAAACAAAGTCTTTGGTCCAGTCCTTGAGCTTTACCCCGTTTCTTATAACAAATTCGGTAAATTGTTCGGGGTTAACTGGCTTTAATGTGTGTATATGATTGCCAAACTTAACGAAGTCAATATAATATTGACTGTCGATAAATTCTTCTACAGTCTTCAAATTCTTGGACTTAACTGACATTTGGTAAAACTTCTGGAAAGTTCTAAAACCAAATCGAGAAGGAGCAGTGTCAATCTCCTGATGGCGTCTTTTCTTAACACACATATGGACTGCCACAGTTGCTTCTTTGTGGAACTTCTTGCCACAAAATTTACATTGGTAGTCCTGCTTCATTTTTGTATTCTTTGCTGTCATTCCTTGAATAGGTCTTTGAGAGCTTTGTCATCATATCCATTTTCAATAAAAAGTTCGCGTAAATCTTCTTTTGTATTTACTTTCAAGAACAGTTCAAGTTCGTCGTCTTTTAATAAGGGATAGATTCCTAGCACGGCTGCTTCGAGCTTGTTCTTGATAACACCCTTCGGCGGAGCAACCCAAACATGTCGTTGCCCTTTACCAGAACCACACAGTGCAAGAAGTTTCCATTGTAAGCCAACATGCCCGGCCTTGCCTTGTGTCACTCTTGGAGCAAACACAGAAAAGTCACGGTTGACTAAATCATTCACCATCATGATGTGATGTTCTGCTGCACCTGAGGATGAACTCATCCAGCGCATTAACAACCATGGGGTAATTTCTTTCTTCTCTTCAGGTTCTAATCTGTCATAGAATCCCATGTCACGTTTGTCCAAAGCCGGTAGAATCTGCTTGAACAAATCGAGTTTGTTCTCTTTCTTTTTCTTTTCTTCTACAACTTCTACGGCATCTGGATTCAATTCAAAAAATGAACCGAGCCAATCCTGGACCTCGTTACTCAAAGAGAGCTCCCATATCGATCACATCCGGTAATTTGTTAACTTCCTTCACAAACAAAACACAATTTGGGTGTGGTTTGTCTTCTACCGGTACAACTAAAATGTTTCCGTTCTTCAGCTTAGGAAAGTACCATTTCACTTCTGCATAAACGTTTACAATGTTCACTTCCTGTGGACGTGGCACCATGTGTCTCAGTGGATTAAAAGCCATAGTATGAAAGCCACGATCGTTTAAGCTGGTAAGTGGCATGACTTCTAGGTCACTGTAATCCTCGTCACAAACAAGGATTGACCAATCCAACGGCATCTGAACTTTGTATTCGCCAATTTGCAATACTACAGCCGGTGCGTAGAAGGATTCAAGAAAGATAAGCGGGATAAAGAAATAGTCTGGATTCTTTGGATCGGAATAATCGAGCACACAGTATCGAATATCTTCAATTTCATTTGGCACTTTGTCCAGATTATATGCTACGTTTTCATTTGTTAAAATATTCATTATAGTCCTATTTTCTTTTTATGTTCTAACCATTGGCGATCTAACTCATCCATATCACGTCTTTGTCTTACTTGGTGACCAATCGATATATTCTGTAAAGGTATGCCACAGCGTTTTAGGTAATCAACTAACATGTTTTCAAAACCAAGATGTCTTGTGGACATAAATGTAATGCTGTAGGCAGTATCGGAATGTGGTTCGTAATAAAGTGTAGTGAGAATTTTTCCTTTTGCCTCTTCAACTCTTTCTTCACAAGTAACTTGCAATTCGTTAGCTTTA